GAATTGGAAACCAATTGGAGATCAAGTACTCCTTAAAGAATTAGACGAAGTAAAAAGCGATCGTACTAGAAGTGGAATTATCATTATGGATAGCAATGACAATTTTGTTAATGCTGAAGTATATGCTACAGGTGATGGCTTATTTACACACACAGGCGATAGAATTCCAGTAACAGTTAAAGTTGGAAACAAAGTGCTTGTGAGTCGCAACAATTTAGGATCGCATAAAGAAGTTGTAATTGGCGATGATGTTTTCGTGTTAATACGCGAATCTGAAATTGCTATGATTCAGCTGAATGATTAAAGTATTAGGTTGGATAAAAGATCATGGTTACAATAACGCCATGATCTCCAACGAATTAGTTAAATTAATAGTTATACAATATGGAAGTTCTTTTCACACAAGAAGAAATTAGTCTACGAGTAAACCAATTAGCAGATATAATTTCTACTGATCATCTACGTGATAGTACCAATGTACTGCCACCGGTAATGATTTGCATTTTAAATGGATCGATTCATTTCTTTTCTGATTTAACTAGAATGATGTCTATAGATTGCGAAATTGACTTTATTCGAATCAAATCGTATGAAGGACAAGATAATTCAGGTGGTATTACTCGTATCAAAGATTTAGAATTAGATCTTAAAGGTAAACGAGTGTATATTGTAGATGATATCTGCGATTCTGGATCTACTATACTAGAAGCATTATTTATGGTAAACAGCCGCATGGCAGCTGAGGTTAAAGTTGTTACATTGTTAAAACGTAAAAATGGCGTTGCGATGACTGATTTTCATGGATTTGAGATCGATGATGAATGGGTTGTTGGTTATGGATTAGATGATAATGGACTTAAGCGAGGATTTACAAGTATTTACAAAATCAATTAAAAATTAATTGGATACGATATATTTATAATAAAGGATTGTTATGATTATATATAAAACAACTAACTTAATTAATGGTAAATTATATATCGGGCAAGATTCAAAAAATAATCCAAATTATTATGGCGGCGGGCATAAAATAAAACTAGCTATTAAGAAATACGGGAAAGAAAACTTTCGTAAAGATATACTAGAATATTGTAGTACAACTGAATATATGAATTTGCGAGAAAAATATTGGATTTTATATTATAATTCGATAAATTTAACAATTGGTTATAATATTGATATTGGCGGCAACGGTCCGATTGACCGGGAACGATGGCTAGCAAATAAAAAACTTAATCGAAAGGGTGGCGTGGCAAAAGGTTACAAGTGGAAACATGAAAGTCCACTTAAAGGTAAAAAACGAGAAAATGGGACTCCGTGGCTATTAGGAGAAAACAACCCAGCTAAGAGATCTGATGTACGAGACAAGATAAGCAAATCAAAATTAGGTAAATCTAGACCTACTACTAATTGTATATATTGTGGACTAATCGCTCAGCAAACTAACATAACTAGATGGCACAATGATAATTGTAAATTTAAAAAAAAATAAATAATGTATACCGGTATAGGATATGACAAAAAAAATGGAATAATCCATATTTGGGACGACGAGTTAGGACATCAACAATTCCCATTTAAACCATATGGATATCTTCCAGACGACAACGGGCAATTCCAATCATTAGATGGAATTAGACTTAAAAAGGTTCCCGGGAATCATCGAGATAATCATAAATCATTCGAATCAGATTTAAATGAAGAAGTACGCACACTTATTGATTTATATTATGAATCAGATGAGCCATCTAAAGGTCACCGAGACTTTTTCTTTGATATTGAAACAGCAAAGGATGAAAACGGATATAGTACAATTGATGATGTTCGAACAGCAATTACCTCGATTGCATATTTTGATAAAGCCAGCAAAGATCGCAGAGTATTAATACTAGATGAACAAGGCCGAATAAAGGAAACGGAAATACAAGGTGAAAACTATGTTTTAGAAATATTCCGAACCGAAAAAGCCTTATTAACTAGATTCATTAATAAATTTGCAGAAATTAAACCCACTGTAATTACTGGTTGGAATACTGATGGATATGATATCCCGTATATGATGGGACGATGCAAAAAAGTATTAGGAGCCCAATCAATTAAGAAATTCTCGCCAGCAGGTATTGTTAATCAAAATCCTAAAACTGGTAAATGGAAAATCTTTGGAGTATCTAGTTTAGATTACATTAAATTGTATAAAAACTTCACATACACTGAATTGCCAAATTATCGATTAGACACTGTTGCTAAAAAGGAACTAGGTCGAGGTAAAGTTGAATATGATGGCGATTTAGACACATTGTTTACTGAGGATATTCACAAGTTTGCTTATTACAATATGACGGATGTTGATTTAATTGAGGAAATGGATGAGAAGCTTCAACTATTGAATCTAGCCCGATCTATATGTCATAAAGGTCACGTACCATATGAGGACGTATACTATGCATCTAAATATTTAGATGGAGCTGCAATTGTGGATCTTAAAAGAAACGGATTCGTTGCTCCAAATAAACAATTTCGGTTTGTAGAAGATGAGAATGACGAATCTCTAGCAGGAGCATATGTAATGCCACCGATACCTGGATTGTATAAATGGATCTATGACTTGGACTTAACTTCACTGTATCCTAGTATCATCATGACCGCTAATATATCTCCAGAAACTAAAGTGGCAATCATAAAAGATTGGAATCAGGAATGTTTATTAAACTCAGCAGCAACTCAAGTACAATTCACTAATGGAAGCTACGCACAAGATATCAAACAGTGGCTACGAGATAATAATTATTCAGTTACTAGCAATGGAGCTGTGTATCGAAATGATAAACGAGGATTCTTGCCGACCATTCTAGAAAAGTGGTTTAATGAACGTGTTATCTTTAAGGATAAGCGAGATACATTTGAAGTTGGAACAGAAGATTATAAATTCTATGATGCATTGCAATTAACTCAAAAAGTATTGCTTAATTCATTTTATGGAGTATTAGGATTAAAGACTTTCCGATTCTATGATTTAGATAATGCAGGTGCTATTACGGCGGTTGGTCAAAGTGTAATTAAGTTCTCAGCAAAGGTTATTAACAAGTACTATGAAAAGGAATTAGGAACAGACCACTTTATTAATGCTAGTGGCGACAAAGCAGAGTTTGCATTTTACACTGATACAGATTCGACGTTTTGCAGTAGTTTACCTTTGATTCAATCTAGATTTCCCGGCTGCGATGTTGAGGATGAACAATTTATGATTGAACAAACCAATGCAATTGCTTCTGAAATACAAAAACATGTAAATAACATGTACAACCAATATTCCTTAGTATTCCATAATACAGCATCACATAGATTTCAAATTAAGCAGGAATATATTGCTAAATCTGGTTTATGGATTGCCAAGAAACGGTATGCTCAGTGGGTTATTTTTAAAGAAGGTAAACCTACGGATAAATTGGATGTTAAAGGATTAGATGTTGTAAGATCAAGTTTCCCAGAAGATTTTAAAAAGATAATGAAGGAAACATTGTGGTATATTCTTAAAGGTAGAAACAAGCAAGATACATCCACGCTGATACATAACTTTAAATCTAATATAAGAAGCTCAGAAGTACTCAATGTAATGAAGAATTCTAGTGTTAAAGAACTATCGAAATACATTAGAGGTCGTAAACCATTTACTGGATTTATTAAAGGAACTACCGCACACGCTAAAGCTGCAATTAACTTCAATGATATGTTAACCACACTAACTGGTGATATATTACCTATATCAAATGGCGAAAAAATCAAATGGGGTTACTTGTTAAATAATCCTTATGGATTTGAAACTATAGCCCTTCGCGGATATCGAGACCCAGTCGAAATAGTTGACTTTGCAGCAAAATACTTAGATCATAACAAAATGTTCGTAAGTGACTTAAGCAACAAGTTCAATGACTTTTATGCCGCAATGAGTTGGGGAAGTTTACCAGAAAATAATAACGCGAAAAAGTTCTTTACATTTGGTTCTTAGGAATAAATTCATTATATTAAATAAAAAAGTTATATGTACGGAAAACAACAATGGCGTGGAAGAGAAGTAGAAGGTCGCTACACTGATATGATGACTCTATTTGTTAGAGAATTAGGGGATGGAATTAATGTAGATGATCTTAACGAATATCCTCATTATTATTTCACTATTGAGTATATCGCTTCTATGATTGAATCTAGAGATAGTAAGCATTTCAAAGCAATCCGCGAAATATTAGATACCACACACGCAGTAGTAACAATAGAAGCCAATAAAGCTACTTTAAAGGGCATTTCCACTGATTTGGTTAATCGATGCCACATTATTTATAGAATTCAGGATGATGCATTACAACTGCTAAAAGCAACCGATACAATGAGTATAGATGCTGGTTGGTATCGTTGTCATATGATTGCTAAGATGCATATGCAAGAAACAACCCCAGATTCATATAAATTCGATGAAGAAGTATGAAACGAGGCGTTATAGCAGGTAACTTTGATGTTATTCATCCCGGATATATTGCAATGTTCAACGAATGTAAAAAGCATTGTGATTATCTTATAGTTTGCCTACACGAAGATCCGAGTCTCGAAAGACCTGAAAAATTAAAGCCAATTTTACATTGGAGTGATCGTTATAAAATATTAGACTCACTTAAGCAAGTAGATTTTATATTTCTATATCAAACAGAGGCTGATTTATATGAGGCTTTAGCAAAAGGTAACCTCGATATAAGATTCCTAGGAGATGATTATATAGATAAGCCATTTACCGGTAACGATTTGAATATTCCAATTCATTATCTAAACAGAGACCACCAATGGTCCACAACTAAATTTAAAAAATT